CACCTAAATCTCTTAATATTTGAGCTACTAAGTCTTTAGATACTCCATAATTTAATCTGTTGTCAGCATTATATTTGTTAGTAACATCTTTAATATAAACCCAAATATCATCAAAGTATTGACCTATCATCTCAATGAATAATTCATATTGAGCGTTTGCTGGGTCATCTAATAGATAGCTAGGAATACTATAAATTAAATTGTTACTATTTTCTAAATCATATTCTTCTGCCTCTACTAACTTAATATTTAACCAAGCTTGTGAAGCTGAAGCGTTTGTAGATAAATTATTATAAGGAGGAGTACTATTAGATTTAGGCCATGAATTACTTCCTGAGTCAAAATATAAGAAATATTCATAACCATCAAAATTAGTTATAATATCATTTATTTTACTATCCCAAATAGTTTGACTACCTGATGTATAATAATTAGTTGAACCTGTTGTATAACTACTACTAACACTATATTGTTCAATTAATACTAATTTATAGTAAAAATTTTCTATACGTGTTTGTGCTGAAGAAAAATTGCAAAAATTACTAAAATTATTATAATCTATATTAATTGAAATTCCTTTTTCAGCAAGTAAACTATTTAATTGATATTTTAAACTTGATGAATTATTTAATGAGGTTGTAGCTTTTAATGAAGAATAATTAATATAATCAGTTGAATTATTAATTTGATCACTAATATTTAAATTAGTATTAGGTCCTTTTAATTGTATAAACTCATCTAATGGTTGAAATACTTGAGTTATTTCAATTTGATAAGCTAAAGGTTCAATTATTGTTTCTACTACCCAACATTGAGATTGTAAACTAAAATCTAAAGGAAGCGGATCATATAATTTAATTAATACTGTAGGATCATTTGGATTACTATTATCTAATAATACATTATTAGCAATAATAAGTTGATTTGATCCAAAATCTAAGTAAAAATCTTTATAACCTCCAAAAGATTGACTAATTTGAATTTGTAATTCTAAAGAAGAAGATACAACATCAATATTAGGTATTTGAGTAGTGTTTAATCTAATTTCAGTTCTATCTGAACTGATTTGATCAATATAATAACGATTAAGAGCGTTAGATGATAATAATGGATTTAAAAAATTATAAACTGTATAGTATTGACCTTCTGTATATCCTTGAGTTTCTAAATCAATTTGAGGATCAATAGTTAATACATTTGCTCCTTGAAATGAATAACCACTATAGCCAATTTCATTACTATATAAAATATTATTATTTAAATCATAAATAAAATACTCTATATAACTTGAAGAAACATTAAAATTATTAGTGACTTCAAAGCTAGATATTAAAGATTCATCCTGAGGTGAATATGTTTGATATTCAAATGTTATAGGATTAACTGGTTGTATATTAACTATTTTACTCATTATTGATTAATGCTACCTGTAGGATTTAATATTTGTTCTTGTAAAGTTAAATTTTCTTGTCTTAATGATGTTACTTCCTCAATTAATGCTTGAATAGTATCATCACTATTACTAAAATCACCAGCGTATGCTTGGCTTGTTTTTATCAAATATTCATGTGAATTTGTATTACCATACTTAGGTATTTCAAAAAATAATGTTTGATAATTAGTAAAAAATTCAGCTATTGAAATAGATGGAGGAACAACTGAACTAGTAGCAGCTGGCTGTACTAGTTGAGTGAATGAAGTATCAATAACTTTTTCATATTGATCCTTTAAAAAAACATTTTTATTTAAATTTACTTGTTCCATTATCCATTAACTACCTTAAAGTAATAATCATCATTAAAAATAAGTACTGAACCACTAAAAATAGTTTTAATTAATATTTGGTAATTTCTTTCTGGTTCTAAACCATTCATATACATTGTAAAGAAACTACCTGAAATATCTGTACTTAGTTTAGTATAAGGATCACTGAAATCTATAATTACTTCGTTGGTAGATAAATCTTTTAATGACCAATATGATTCAGTAGGTAAATAATAATTTTGAAGATAAATTGACGCTGTTTGAAATACTACTGGTGGGTATGTTGGTCTACAATTTACTCTAAATTTATTAATACTACCACTATAAAATGTACCTGGGTTTTCTCCTAATACAACAGTCATTTGATCTGTATTAATAGTAGTGACAGTTGTTGAGCCAGTATAACTAGATGTATCATTCCATCTAAACTCTAATTGAGGAGGATAAATAGTATTAGTATCAATTGAGAAAAATTTAAATTCTACTTGAACATTAGGATTATCTATAAACTCATCTTGATTAGCTTGTTTAACTATGAATCCATTATTTGGTAAACTACTACTAGTATTATAAGTATTAGTTAAACTACCTGTATACCAAGCACTTACTATATTTTTTACACTAACATTTAAATCAATATTATCTGAGTATTGAAATAATTGAGATGATGATATATTATTATACCATACTCCTCCTCCAGGTGTTGTACTATATGAACCTGTAGAACCAGCATTAAAAGATGCTGTAGTCCATTGTATAGAACCTGAATAATCAGTCCATACCCAAGAAACTCCATCTGTAGTTACTGGCTGATCTAAATATTTTCCTGTACCGTTATTCCAACTTTGTGAAGATGGAAAAATATCTATTGTAGTAGGTTCATTTAAACCTGTCACAACGGCCGCGTAACATTGTAAATAAGCATCCCATTGTCTTGCTCCTATTCTAGTACTAATAATACTATTCATTTCGTTTGAATCGAATTGAATTAAAAATCTACTAACTTCAGGATTTGGAACAAATGGACCAAATGTTGTTGTTGTTGCTTCTATGATCTCATCAATACCTGTATTCATCTGTGGGAACATAGAATACATAGTTGCATCTTGAGTAGGAAATATTTTATATACTGCCATTATTTAATTATTATAAAGGTACTACTTTACCTTGAATGTCTGTGTTTAAGTATTTTACTTCAAATATAGATGGATCTAAACTAGGATAAATAACATTATTTGCTGTTGCGCCTGTAATATCATAAGCATAAGGCGAGTATCCAAGGTTAACTCCAACTTTATTTACAATATCTACTGTCTTTACTGTTTGAACTCCTTCAATTCTATCTAAAATTATATATACATTACGTAATATAATAGGTTGATTAATTTGCCAATTACTAACTTTAAAATAGTCTTGTAATGCTAATATACAAGCTGTTAATACTTGATTATTATTATAGTTAGGTAAAAGTATAATTTCAAAATTTACTCCAATATTAATAATAAATCCATCTTTAATATTAATAGAATCGTTAACCATTCTATATTGTGATAGATAGGTAATTATATTTTGTTTTAAAGCAGGAGATGCTGTTGTTAAGTATCCATTAGAATCATTACTTAAAACATATAAATCTAATATTGAATTAGATTCACCAGCTGATATAGTTTGTGCTTTAGTAGGTTCAATATATGCTTTTGCTACTGTACCATATTTAGCCGGCATAGCTAATGTTCTAACTAAATAATCATCTTGAGTAACATTACGTTGTTGTGAAGCAAAGTTAGCAGATGAATTTTGTCTAATTTCTTCTTCTGTATCTCCACTACCTCCTCCACTTGCTGCTTCTGGATTTGATACAGCTAATGAATTAAATATTGTATTAGCTGTAGTAGAATTTAGATTACTATTTAAGAATTGAACACTGCCATTAAACTGAGTTAAGTCATTAGACGGCACATTCGCTGAAACTCCTCCTCCAGTTAAGTAACTAAAGGTTAATTGAGTAGTAGACGGAGCTATACCATAGGTACGAGTAAAAGTAAAGTTATTAGGTGAGTAAGCTACTGTTAATCTATCTTTTTCAAATGGTAAACCTAAACCAACATTGTCTGGATTAGGAATAATTTCTTCATCTTTATCTGTTGCGGTTCCAGCACCAAATTGTATTTGTAATGAGCCTGAATCAATAAAACGAGTAACAAATCTTCTTTGAACTTGTTCTAATTGTAATAAATAAGGTGTATCTCCTTGATATTGTGATAAATAAGGATCGTTAGTGTTAGTATTTCTTATTGATTTATAAATTGTATCTTGAGCTAAATAATCAACTTCATACCATGGATTACTATCAGTATCAACACAATCTAATATACCAATAATATTTTCATCATTTAATTCAACAGTTGCAAATTGAACTGGTTCTCCAAATGTATAAGTTTTAGACTTAAGAGTAGCAGAAATAGATTTACGAGTTTTCTTTAATAAAAATGATTGAGGAGTTGTTCCTGTTATTTGATATATAGTTACTTCAGTTGGATCACTTGAACTTGAAAATGAAAAATCAACTGGATCTCCAACTAAAAATGAAATGTTTGAATTAAGATTAGATGTTACTCTAGAATTAGGTTCAATATATAAAGCATAATTAAAATCAGGTATATAAGATGAACCTGAAGATATAGCAGGTACTTGTTGATAAAAATTTATATCAGCTAATGCTACACCTGTTACATTTGGTTTATAACCAAACATATAAGCTAATTCATATAAATTATTTGTTTGACGAGCATATTGTAAAAATGTTTCTTGGAATTGATTATCTAAATAGAATGACAAAACATCACCTACATAAGCTGCCATTTCCATAAACATCATACCTGGTGATGCTGGAGTAAAATCGTTATACGTAGTTGGAAAATACGTTTTAACGTAGTTTACTAAACTAGATCTTAACTCTGTAAAATCTTTATTTAGGTACTTTATATCTTTAATTGTTGCCATTAATTGAATGCTATATCTAATTGATCACTTATATTAGTGTCTGCTATTGTATATTTTAATGTTACTACTACTTGGTTTATATCTGGATATTCTATAACATCTAATCTAGCTACTATAACATTAGGAAAATATAAACCTATTTGGGTTTGAATATCTTGTTTTAAAAAATCAGTATTATTAGCTGTTATTTGTTCAAATATAAAATTTCTTAAATTACCACCAAATAATGGATTTAAATAACGTTCTGGTTGGTTGGTTAAGAAAAAATTTATTAAATTATTCTTAATAGCATCTTTAGTTAAATAAGTAGACTGAAATACTCCAGGATTACTAAAATCTAAACTAACACCAATAGCCGTACCAGTTTTAGTATCAATAGGAAATATTTTTTGTGCACCAAATGCCATTATTATTTATTTAATAAACCCATAATTTGATCTAATCCAACATTACCATCAGGTAAAGATCCATTAATTGCATCTCCTCCTCTAGGTATAAATGTATTAGCAGTAAGAGCTTCTGTTGTCATTGTTCTACCAGATGCCATATCACCTAAAATATTAGCCATAACTGCTTTTTTAGCATTTGGATCTAATGGTTTAGAACTAATTGGTTTAACTGATTCTGTAACAGTTCCATAACCACCTTGACCTGCTGAGGCTTTAGGTGCTTTAACCGCTTCTAAAAGTATTTCTTTCATTTCTTCAACGAATACTTCACGAACGGCTTCTTTAATGATTTTTTTAAATTCTTCTGATTTCATCGTGTTATAAATATTAAGTTAATAGGCTTTTAAATTATCTCTATCAATAATTAGTTTTAATTCATCAATTAATGTTTGATCATTAGTAGTAAATGATAATTCAGTTTGAATTAATATAATACCATCTTGATTTTTACCAATAGCACGTCTACGAGTTGTAGTAGAAGTGTATGGTACTAATTCAATTTCAATAATAAAATCTCTATATGTTGTTTGATTTTGTGTTGTTGTTGCTTGAGCTTGTACTTTAGCTATATCTTGTGTTTCTTTAGATATAGGAACTAATTCATTTGCTTGATTAGGAGCACATTTTTGTAAGAAAATATCAATAGAATTTAATAATCCTATAGCTATTAATATAAATCCACCAATAATAGATGATACTAATGCTGCTCCTCCAATTATTGATTTATATTTAGCTATTTTAGCATTACCTTCTTCGTCTGTTTGTAGTTTTATTTTAGCTAAATCTAATTGTTGTAATGTACTAGGTAAAGTAGGTATTAATACAGGAAACGCAGCAGCTGCAAAATACGCTGCAATTTTAGCTAAATCAATACCTTTAATAGCTAATTTTAAAAGATCTAAAAATGTAATAGCTACTGCTAATGATATTGTGATAATAGTTAAAGTTTTAACAATTTTATTTAATTGATTAACTATTAAATTTCGTTGTTGTATTATTTTATCTATAGTAGCTTGATCAGCACAGGCTTCAGCTGCTAAATATTTTTGTATATAAGTTTTAATTAAATTGATTAACGCAGGTTCAATAATATTTTTTATTTGATTACCTATTACTAATAATAATAAAGGTAATTTAGAAATACCCATCGCTTTTAAATCAGATGGAGTTGCATTTTCAATTTCAGTAGCATCTACTGTGGTAGTATTAGATTGAGCTAATGCTACTTGTTCATCAAATGCTTGTTGTAATCTAGCCTGTTCTAATTCTTCTGGGTTGATAGTTGCCATTATACAGTTTTAACAGTGTTAGATTTTAATTTTTCAAGATTACCTTTAATCTCATCTAGTTTACTTGATAATAAATTAGCAGGTAAGGATAATGTAATTAATGGTGTTCCTGGAGCTGTAGATACTACATTTTCTAAAGAATTTAAAAATCCTACCATATTATCAAGTATTGATGCTAAAGTAGCGATTGTACTATCACCTAATAAAACAGGTTCTGTTGCGTTTTTAGAACCTAATAATACTTTATTTGACTGAATTATAGTTGTAGGTGTGTCAATATTGACTGATTCTACAGCGTTTAAATTTACTGATTTAATAGAACTTAAAAGTAAATGATCTTGGTTTGTATTTAATATTATACGTCCTGAATTATATATTAATTGAGGGCCATTAAATTTATTTATATCTTGAGGTGGGTTATCAGGATAACTAAAATAACTAATACTAGATGCATTTAATGGTATAGTTTGTGTACTAGTTAAATAAATAGAACTTAAATCATTATTAATATCTTCTGTTATAGGTACCCAACCTTCATTATTTGCTTTTACTGATTGGCCGTTTCTAATAATAGTGATAGGATCTCCAGATGTACTTGGTCCTTGAGACCAATCATTTAAACCTATTGATGGTAATGATTTAGTTTTAATAGTTGAACTAAAACGAATACTATTACCCCATCTTCCTTCTTCTATTACATCACCTTCAAAAGGTAATAAAGGATGAATATTGCCACGTTCTTTAAATGTATCACCTAAATTAAGTTCAGTAGATTGATTAGTTACAGTTCTTAAACTTCCTAACTCAATTTGATCAATTGTTTTTTGTTGTGATGGAGGTGGTATGGTATCAATAGTAGGATAACCATTTTGATGAGGTGTATTCCATATACCTATAGTACTAATATAATATAATTGACCTGATGTAGGATTACTTCCTATACCAGTATCAGGAAATGATATTAAATATACTATCTCATTAATTAATGGATATATTTTAATATTAGATGATATAGGACGAGCAGTAGACCAAGTATTTTTATTTGAAATATTAGGATCTTTAACTACATCAAAAAATATAGTACCTAAACCATTCCATTCACCTACATTTACAAATTGCGGATGTGTTTTATCTAATACTATATCTTTAACACGAACAGCTGTTATTAGATTACCTAAAGAAGTAGCGGTATCAACAGCATAATTTTTATTACCTGTATTAAATCCTTTACTTACTGAACTGTAACCATATGTAACATCAATTGGCATCTTTACTTATTTTATCTATTTCAGCTAATAGTTGTGTTTTTTCTTCATCTGATAAATCAAATCCATTACCTGCTTCAGCTGAATTAGATAAAGCACGTTGAATAATAGTCGCCATTTTAATTAATTGTTCATCATTTTTAACACTTATTTCTAAGTATTCTTTAATTAAAGGTACAATTAATGTAGCATCACCAATATCATTGATTAATGGCTTTAATTCACCAATTAATGTTGATATTTGTTTTTCTTTTTTCTTTTGATTATCGTATATCTCACTTAAGATATCAGAGAATTTCTTGTTTCCAAAAACAACTGATTCTAAATTACTCATGATTTTTATTTATAAATATGATACTTAGAAATTTGTATATCCGTTTTCAATATAAAATAAGTAATGTTCTTTAAATATGTCGCCTAATTTATTAGCTATTTTAGTAATTTTAGGTGTTTTTACATCAATTATTTCACGAATGTATATATAAAGCGCTTTTTTATTAAATATATCTAATACCTCGCGTTTACGGAATAACTCAAGAATTGCGTCAGCTATTTTAGCATCACCATCTTTAGGAAATAACATTTTTAAGTTATTAGAACAATATTCAGTATATAGTGTTAAGAACTCATTTAAGCGCTCATTAGGCGGGATATCATCGATTTCATACGAATGTTTTTCGTCTTGCTCTAAATCCTCAATTGGTGCTTTATCTATACGTTTTTTATAATTTTTAGTATTAGATATAATTAAATATCGTTTTACAATAGTACCAAAGTAAGAATATGCTTTAGCACCTTTACTTTGATCAAATAAATGAATTTTACTTAATAGAAATGTTATAATTTCATGTTGTAAATCTTCAATATTATCTACCTCGGTATAATAAAATTTAAACGTATGTATAATATTCTCCGTTAGCTTAAAAAAAGCATAATGAATTCTTCTATTATAAATCTTATCACGTTCATCAAAGTCTAAAGACTTATTATAAGCAACGATAGCATCTTCTGTGTCTTGAGTAAAATACCTAGTAGAACTTGGGTTCTTAGGTAAATTACTAGCGTTTATTATTGAACTCATTCAGTGTTGCTTGTATATTTTTTACTTCTTTAAAAAAGAATCCTATTTCATCATCTGATTCAAATGAACCTTTATGATCAATTTGTTTTAATTTAGCGTCTGCTTTATTAACAGTATCCATAAATTTAGATATAAATGTATCTTGAGACATAATTATATCTTCTGCTTGTTCATTTTTCATTAGAAGGTTAAAGGTCGTGAATCCTAAGATCACAACCAATACACTTAATATTATTAATATCATTTTTATTCGTCGAAGAAATTAGACATTACATTTTTTAAACCTTCACTTTTAACACTACTTAGTGCTTTAGATTTAACTGGTGTCTTCTTATCTTCTTTTTTTAAATTAAAATTTGCTTTATTTTCTGCTTTAGGACCTAATAATTTAGGTAACCATTCTCTTTCGAATTCAATTCTTGCTGCCATTAGATCAGCTTGGTGTACTATATAAATTAATGAAGTACGAGGTCTAGTTTCTGGCATCCATGACATTAAGTATGGTTTATTAGCTTCATCATATAGACCATCATGTAACTTAATAGTTAACATTTCATTTTTAGTAACTGTAATTCCCAACTGAGATAATATATATAAACCACGATCAGGTACAGACATAAACTCCAAACGATCATTAAACATATACGGTTCATTTAATTTTTCTCGTCTCCATTGGTCAGTTTGAGGTAAATATGCTTCTTGTTCAAAAGTACCAAATTTACCTAAATCATGATTCAGAGCAGAAAATATTAATTCTTCTGTAGTATAAGTATCAATTACATCCATTTCCCTCCATACACGATCTATTTTTATAGCACCTTGAACTACTCTATTAACATGATCTACATAACCACCAGGAAAACAATTATGATATTGAGGTTTATGAGCAGCCGGCATCATCATAAAACGTTCAGAATATTGTTCATAAAACGCTTTTAATTTAGCACCACGGTCTCCCATAATGTACATATCAATATAACCTAAGAACTCTTCCCAGTTACTTAATATTTGTTCCGGTTGTAACATATTAGTACTTATTGATTTCATTAGGTGTAACAGGTTCCATATTAATATATGATTTCATCTGTTCAATTAAATCTCTACAAGATGTGATCATGTCATCATACTCATCTTTAGTTCCTTGGCGTCTTAATAAGTAAGACATTTTAGTTAAATTAGACTCTAAGTTCTCTAATTTCCTATTAAAAATTTCTCTATTTCTCATATGTTTATTTATAACCACCCATTTTATTCTCTAGGTGCTTTTCTTGTTCTTGTTTCGTTCTTATTCCCTATCTCTCTTAATCCTTAAAACCCGTATTCAAAATATAATGTTATTTACTTGGGGAGCCAAACTTTAGGAGAATTTTGTTTACTTCTGTTTCAATTGATTTTAGATAAGCACAATCTTCATATCTCTCTATTGATTCAAAGTAGTATAAACAACGTTTAACACTAGTCAACAGCATATCGTCAGTTGCTAAGGTAATGTAATATACGTGGGATAAATCGGTAATATCAAGTCTTTTAATGTATGAGTATGCTATAGAATAAGTTAAGTATTCAACTGTGTCTTTTACTTTTTCCTTATCTATATCATGTTCATCTTCTAGTGAGTCTAAAAGATTTTTCATGAAGTATTGATAACCGTTATTATAATTGTGTATTAGTTTTTTAAACATACCAATCCAATAAGAAGGAGTGTCCCTGAGGTCATTAATTGCCTCTTGAAACTCTCCATCATTAAATGAATTAAATACTTTATCTATGTCCATACTCCTGATATATAATAAAGAGTGGTCATAATGCCAAGCTGTAATTGAATTACTTATATGGTGTATAAACTGGTTTACCGTTTACTCTAGTACAACGTAATACTTGCTTTCTTTGTTTACCTGTAGATTCCCAGCTAACATGAACCCAATCAGGATTAGCATCAGTTCCGTACTCGTAAATTAATTGATCAAAATTCAAATGATCCTTGATATAATCGAATACCATTTTGTTAGATACACCTGTACCTCTACCATCTTGATCTAAATCAGCTGCTTCACCTGAACAATGTTGTGATGTAGCACTAGAACCTGGTGTAACTTCGTTTAATGCTTTAGAACGGTAACCTGAAGAAACCCAAATTGGTTTTCCAAAATGTTCTCTTACTTTGTCTAATACATTAACTGATAATCCTTTTAAGCACTCTAAATGTGCAGGAGTTGGATCATTTTTAATACCTAAACGTTTTGCTGTTCCCGAAGGAGTTAATTCAGCTAATGTGAAATACTTTGATAATTGCATAAGTTATAATAATAAAATAAATAAAGAAAATATAGTGACAAATCCTATAGTAGTAATGACTACATCTTTTTTAGTAGTAGCCTCATCATCTGTACCTTTAGCAGCTATAACAGAGTTAGGGTCTAGTTCATATCTATTCTCTGACTCATTAAAGTTATAAAGCAAATAGTTCCCATTAGGAATTAAAATAGAACCACGCTTATAAATAGTATCTCTGACTAAGGTAGGCTTAATCTTAGTAATAGAGTCAATCTCTATCTTAAGTTTATCAATCTGAGTCTTGGTATTTTTAAATACGATATTGATATTCTCTGCTTGCTTCTTAGTCATTACAACAACAGTATCCTTACCCTCAATTCGTTGAGTCGGATACGATTGGCTCAAGGCTGAATGGGATAGACTTATCAGGAGAGTTATACTCAACAATAGCCTTAGTTTCTTGTAGTTCATTTTTTAATTGTGTTTTTTCTTCTTGTAATGTTTCTATACTTTCCTTCATCCCATTTACCTTGCTCGAAGACATCTTATCGATTTGCTTTGTAAGCACATTAATCTTCTTTAACCTGTTTTGAGATTTTAACATAAGAGCATCTAACTCTTTTTCTTTAGGATCTACTACTTTTGGTGATTGAGCCAAAACAGCGGTCATTAAAAATATAAATATAATAGCTATTCTCATTTTATTATTTGTAACATTTCAACTTTTGAAATCATATATCCTAAAGTTGAATCGCTTTTTCTAATATGTTCTGTTAACTTATCAACTTTTTGATTTAACATAATTACTTCTGTATTATATTTATCTATTTGCTGAGTATAATTCATCTTACCATCTACATATAAATACCCAATAGCTACTAATACAATAAATAATAAACCTTTTACAGGATCTTTACTAAACTGCTCAAAAGATACAGGCATTGCTGAAGGAACTTTAATTTCTGTTTTTTTAGGTGCTGCCATTATTCTTCTCCTTCTTTTTTCTTACCCCAAATTTTATCTACAGATGCAAGACCTAAACATCCGAATGCAAGTAATGCAACAGCATCAACTAATTCTTTAGAAGGAGCAAAATGAGCCTCTGTAAATGAATTAGAGTACATAGTAATACATAGTGTTATTGCGCATAAGATTCCTACGAATCTCTTAGAAGACGGTGTGCCTTTTTCATCTTTGAAAAGACCACCTAACCAGGTTATAATATTTTTCATTATCGTTTTAATTATTTAAAGATAAATATAACTAATTGACGACAACCTATTTTATGATAAATATGGTACTCGGTAGGGGAATCGAACCCCTGTTTGAAGAATGAAAATCTCCTGTCCTAACCCCTAGACGAACCGAGCGTTCTTAATATATTGGTAGTGGGTTTAATTTATTTACTTGTTAATTTATTTTCTAACAGGTTCACAACCATTTTTAATTGTGTCTGTTAATTTAGTTTCCAATTTATCTAATCGAGAGTCTAATTGGGAAAAAACTTCTCTTTCTGTGTTATCAATTCTACGATGTAATTGATCATTTACCTGATGTATACTATCGTGAATATCTTTTATTCTCATATCAAACCCAACAGTAAAGTTTTGTCTGTATTCGTTAAATTGTTTTTCAACACTTCTAACCTTAAAAAATCCTATAACAGCAACTACCGCAATTGCGATAACCACTACTGAGGACATTCCTAAAATAAATGATAATGTTTCCATTTGTTTGTCTCCTTATGATTTTAATACTACCAATATATCAAAGAACAGTTACCCCTCAAGGACTCGAACCTCGATTAATTGGACCAAAACCAATTGTCCTGCCATTAGACGAAAGGGTAAGAAGCGGAAGATGTAGGATTCGAACCTACGGTACCTTACAGTACAACAGTTTTCAAGACTGCCGCAATCGACCACTCTGCCAACCTTCCTCCAAGAAAGACCTGTAAGCAGATCTTACGGTATGCTTACAAGTACATTTAGTAGCGGAAATAGGACTCGAACCTATGACCTCTAGGTTATGAGCCTAGCGAGCTACCACTGCTCTATTCCGCAATATGTAGTTAGGACAGGATTTGAACCTGTATGATGTATTTCTCTTACATCTCGGAATTAATGGCCTTATGGAATTAATAATTCCGTTAACTTACCTGTTGCGTCTACTATTCCGCCACCTAACTATTTTCTCCTTAGTTCACTCCTGTTCTATGAACATACCGTGACGGGTTGTTTATTCATATATTTCTACCTAAGGAGCAATTGGTTTTGCGCTCGATTTATATGAATCCGGGAGCTTTCTGCAAGAATCGAACTTGCGACCTACTGATTACAAGTCAGTTGCTCTACCAGCTGAGCTAAGAAAGCGTAACTAATTACTTAGTTACTGTATCAACAGATACTGAATCTACTACTACTGTTGAATCAACAGCAGTTGAATCTGTAGTTGTAGTTTCTTTTGTTGAGTTAAATTGACATGAAGTCAAAACGATTGCAGCTAAAGCCGCGATTGCAATTAGATTTTTCATCTTCTTTTTTTTATTGGTTTTTATTTGTTTAATTTATCGTATTATAAATATACTAACTCCTATATGCAGAGCCAAGTTTCCTTATAGTTTCTTTTGCTTCATTTAAAGATATTTCAAAAAATTCTTTATTTGATGAATATCTAAACGAGTCTAATGCTCTGTGAATTTCTACTTCTAACCTATCAGAATCAAAACAGTCAAACGCCCATTCAACTTCAAATGGAATTGGTACACCAGTTGATCGTGAAATTTCTTTAGCCCGCTCATCAGGATGTTTTGTTGTGTGACCAATTTTATAAAGACCAGGTATTGTTTTATTAGATAAAATATAAATCCAACTATTATGTTTACCTTGTCTCCAAGTTTGAGTATTTCGATTAGTATAATAATTTATTTCATCCCAACCATTACCTAAAGGAACCATAGTATAAAAATAAGCATTTTCTAACTCATCAGAGTTTTCCATACTAACCGGAATAAAGGCTTGTGCTTCTTCAACAGTTAATTTTTTTAATACTTGTTTATTGGTTTTATAACTTCCCATAGTTCTCGCGCGCTAATTTTGTGTATACCTATCTACTAATATACATATATACGAACTCGCCATTAATTAACGAATTCGTTTGCTAATTGATATAACTTATTGTTTAACTCCATGTCCTTATTGAAGTTCTTAATTTTACGTGCCTTACGATTTTTAGAACCGTAAGCGTAATTAAATAACCCGTGTGTTAACTTTTCCTGAACCGTATTAAACACTGACCACATGTCGTTACCCTTATCTTCCTCACGTGACGGAGTTAATAAGTCATTTAAATCGATGGTGATATGCTCTAATTCACTATCAGTAAATCTGGAATTCAATGCGCGTTTAGCAAAATCAAGCATTTGGTTTGAATTCAAAACCGTGGTTTTAAAGCGGTTCATTGATTCAACAGTTAACGGTAACTTTTCTACCATTGTATTAATGGTTTTTTCTAGTTCCTCAAAATCATATCCGTAGTGTCTAATTTTTAGGTTCTCGAATTCTTGATTACAAACCACTAAACCATTTTCACAAATCATTCTAAATAAACCGGCTGTGAATGTAAATGCATTTTTACCGTCGTGTGAATTGGTAAGTAATATTTGAGGAAAAACTGTGTCACCGTCTGCTCCATCAATTACAATTTCTGGATTTCTAAACACAACTAAGTGTTTTTGATATCCTACACTCTTACGCGCCTTAACTTGTTTTGCATCAACCACACCCCATCCTAATAACTCCATATCGTCAATAATTTTTTCGGTTGAGATGTGAGCGTACTTATCTGAAGTACTAGGTGAACCGGTAGTTGTGAAAATTGAATTTGCTCTTGTTTTGATTTCCGACTTATCGATGAAATCCATGTTTTTAATGTCTAACATAACCTTTATTTTTTAACTTGTTTAACTTATATCTTTTTTAACATCTTAAATATAACATCCTTATCCTGGTGAGCCAAACTTAAGGTATATAGGTATATATTTGCATCGATGTGAAAAATTATACTTCTAAGTTATTTCCGGCCTTTAGCCGGTTATACCAAAGGAGCTATATGGAATTGCGCATTATGCATTTTACAATTGTTCGTCGTTTATAGGCGGGATATGGGCGGAATATAGCGGTGTTAATGCGTGTTAGTGGTATGGTAGGTAGTGGTTGTATATCAATATATACGCTCCGCGCGCAGTATACGTTTACTTGCTGTTTTTACATTCCCCTTATACTATACCACATACCACGCATCGATGGATAACAACGCACGCATTTCCACCGCATTACCTCCGTACATATACCGTATATATACCGCAAACAGATAGGGGATGTAACCCACACAAAACAAGAAAAGGGGGATCGAGATTATCGACCCACCCATA